TAAACTTCACAGAGGGCAAGTTCAATAGGTAATAAAGTTAGTAACCTCTAAAGATCCTCTATAGTGTAAGCACTTCTCAAACCACATGCAACTCTCAAACTCTGTCTGTATCGTCGATTTCTTCCCTGAGGCATTCATCGCTGAAGCAGATGAAGTTAAAGGCATGAAAATTGTGGTCAAACGATTCATCAAGCGCGTACACTTCATCGACGCTAACAAAGGTTCTTACAGTGTAATCAGTGCTACTAACTTCAAACATGAGGTTGCAGAACGTATTGCTGGAGGTGCTGAGGTAACTAACTACAACACCGACAAGATGCCACGCTCTGAGTATGCTCCGATGGCATGTGTGGGGTGATTCCCCTCACTCACTGTAAACTCTTATCTAACATCATGCTTTATTCTGTCATCGGTGGGTATCACTCCCAAAACGAAGATTTCAAATCAATGATGATTTTCAAGGATGAACTATCTGCGATTGAATATGCAAAGTATCTTGAATATGAGGATGGATATGATTATACTCTAACCGAACTTCATGAAGTTAAAACTATTAAAAATCTTCATAAAGAACAAGGTTATCATCGTATTGTAACTGCTAACTAACATCATGCTCAAAGGACAAGTTCTCAAAGTCGTCGGTCAAACTGCAACTGGCGTTGATCATAATCTAACACGATTACAGAAGTTTGAAGTATTCTGTCAGGTATGTGATGGATTACTTAAGGATGGAAGAATCAGTGCTGCCAAACATCGGGCATGGACAAATATATTTTAATTATTGTTAGTAACCTCTAAAGTTCCCCTATTGTATGAACACAACTACAAACAACAACAAAATGCTTCTCAACGACTCTGATTTCGTAAATGCTCTTCGAGGGTTACAATCCTTTGTATTAGATACAGGTGCTGACATTGATATGGCATATGATTGGGTTTCTGATCAAGCAGGAATCAAGTCATTCTGTCATGATCCTGCTGCCTTTAGTTGCTTCTATGATGTATTCATGGAGGCATCAAACTGAATATCAAAGGACAACTTACTAATCTCACTATTCGTAAATCAATGACTACAGTCGAAATCAACAAATCAATCATGGAGTTAAACTTCAGAAAAGAGAAACTCAACAATGAAGTTGAGGATATTCAAGCACAGATTAATTTTCTTGTTTGTATGCGAGAGAATGAAAAGATGAACGATGATGAACGTTCAGGACAGTCACTATTCGATCAAATGTTTGGAGGTTAATGAGATGATTGTATTAACTTGTGATGATCATGGTTGTGCCTATTCAATTGATAGTGAGGGCACATTATATTATACTCCACAATATAATGATGGAAGTATTAATGTAGAAGATTGGAGTGAAGTTGATCATATGGCATTGTTAGGGGAGGAGGAAGAAGTTCAAGCATTAATTGAGGAAATTCATGAACAATTGATTGTGATTAGTAAATCAATAGGGGAGTATTATAAGGCATGAAGAAGTTACAAATCACGAAACATTTACAATCCGAAGGTTATCATCTAATACGACAGAAGACACATAAGATATATTATAATGCAGAACTTAATGAAAGGATAGTTACATCCAAGACACCATCTGATCGTTGTTATTATAAGAGCATTATACAGCAGATAGAAAGAATCAAGAGAAAGCATTATTGTTAGTAACCTCTAAAGTTCTTCTATAGTATAGACACCACTTCAACCAATCATGAGAACCATCACCAAAGTACAAGCACTAGATCAGTTCCGATACAATTGGAAAGCATCAACCATGGGCACCAGTACAGCAACAAATAGGATCGCAAAACGTGAAGCATGGGGTATCTTTACTGATGAACTTTGTAAGGAAGGTTACATCACTATGAAGAAATATGAGTCATGGTCTAACCCTTTCTGAATCAAAATGTATTATACACTATCACAACTCAAGACAAGAATCAATAGTTTGATTGATTCACAAGGTGATGATTCTACTTGTGCCGCATTCATCTTTACAAAGGAAGATGTAGTACAATATGATGATGAAGGAGATGAGATTGATTTATCATCAGACAAGTTTCTGGTTGATAACATTCTATCAGAACTAGGTGATAATGATACCATCTATTCTATGATTGGAGATATACTTGATGATTGTATAAAGGACGGTATTAAAGTTAGTAACCTCTAAAGTTCCTCTATAGTATAGGGTTCGGTCTTCTCTCTCTCACTTCTCTTCAAACGAATTGCTTCTGAGAATTGTTTCACTGAACCACCTCACCAATCAATCAATTCTAATCATGCGTAAAATCGAATCTCAAATGTGTCAAGCAATCCAGTCATCACAGAACTGGTCTAATGCTAATACAACAGTTCACTTTAATGAAGAAACAGGAACCTCAATCGTTCGTCTTCATGGTAACAAAATTGCTGAAGTAACTGATGATACGATGACAATCTTTGATGGTGGTTATCAATCAACTACAACAAAGTCTAGACTTAATGCACTCTGTAATGAGTTTTGTGAGAGAGGAGAAGGAGTCTTTCAAAAGAACTATCAATGGTATGTAAGACTCTTTGTAGGAGCAATCAATGGAGAGATGGTATACAAGAACGAAACATTCACTAACGGATACATCTTCTCATGAGAATTATCTTCCTTGCTATCTTCATTATACTAGGTGCTAATCTTCTTATTGATCTGTTAGATAGTAATCTTACAGAAACAATCAATGAAAGAAATGAAGCACTCGAAAGACTACTCCAACCACCATCAAAAGTAATCCAATGACTATCACTTACACCGAACAACTTCAAGGACTTAGGCAACGCTATGCTGAGATGATTGTAGACGGGTTAGATATGAATGATTTGATTACTCTTGCTGTGGATAGTATTGTTGAAAACTTAAAAGGTTATGAGATAGATGACATTAAAGAAGAGGTGATTGATCTCTATGATGCACAGACTTGGTTTGACTTGAATCCTTAAATAACACCCTGAAAACACCCATAAATAACATGTTTTCATTAAAAAAACGTTTATTAATGTTATTTTAAATGTATATGTGTGTTTTGTTTGTTTTCCACAACCCTGTTGAAAAGGTGGGGTTATATGTGGTTTAATCACTATAATCTGTGGAGAAACCCCTTACTTAAGTCCCTTAGAACCTGTGATCTTACTATCACTTAAATCCCTTAGAAACCCTCATTCTTACTATCACTTAAGTCCCTTAGAACCTGTGATCTTATTGTTGTCTAAGACCGCAGTATATCACACTTACTCTCAAAAGTCAACAGCGCCAGCAACATTTTTCCCCCACAGGACTGCACTTGACTCAGAGTCACATAGGTGCTACAATATAAGGGAAAGACTGAGAGATAGTAACAGGGTATTAAAGTTAGTAACCTCTAAAGTTCCCCTATAGTGTAGGGACGCAATCACACATGACCATCACCATCACAGACGACCACCGCCGCATCAATGGTATCATGGAAAATGCCTGTGAAAAGTTGATGGAATACTCAGAGTTCCTCCGTTCTAAGAATAAGGTTTCGGGCGTACTTGACGAGTTCCAAGCAACACAAGTTATTTGTGATTCGATGTCTGGGGATATGACTTTAGAAGATCTAGATGTTATGGACGAACCAGATATCTTCTATATGTGCCTTGATGAACTCCGAGCACTATCTAACAACTAACACACAGTCCTAAGTATGACTTAAAACTGCTTACTAACTCACACTATTCTTCTTCATTATGTCTCGCGAACTTCTTCTTGGTATGCTGTCTCAGGGTAACACTGGCGCAGAACTTCTGAGTATCCTCGATGTGATTGCCGATGAGGCACAATCTATCGCTAACTCAGAGGCATCAGAGGGAACACTTAACGCCATTGATTTCTGATACTATGTGAGTCTGTACAGTGCCCTCTTTGTTTGACACATAGGGGGCACATGTGCTATACTTACAGTGTTGTGAATTCGACAGTATTATGGCGAATTTATGATGGCGAAACGCGAAGCGTAGCGTACCCTAAGGTTAATATAAAGGACCCCCCCTTCCTTAAAACGTTCTACTACCCTAACCTACAAAAGTGTGTACCCTGTGGTTCTATATAAAGCGACGATGTAAAAAAAAGTTATGATAAAATTTTCCCCAGAAAAAATTGGGACCAATAAAGTTTTTCACATATATCTAAAGAGTGATTGTGTTATGCATAATTTAACTGAGGATAAATTCAAAGAGAGTTGGGAGATCCTCAATACGATAGTTGGTTTTATGAAGACTGATTATAGTATTGAGGATTTAACATATGAAGCGGTAGAAGAAACCGCCCATGAAGCAGAGGAAAGTTCGTATTGACTTTCTCTACATAATACGTTAAAATACAAATTGAAGTGGAGTGATTTAATTCCGATGGCTAAAGGATTTACAGTAAAGGCAAAGACGCCTGTGAAAGCATCAGAGGAACCCAAAGAGGAATGGGATTATGATGCAATCAAAGCAAGAATGAAAGGTAAGACGATTGTATTCTGTTTACCAGGGAGGGGATGTTCATATACGTTTATGAAGAATTTTGTACAGTTATGTTTTGACTTAGTACAGAATGGAATGAGCATTCAGATTTCACAGGACTATAGTTCTATGGTGAATTTTGCCCGATGTAAGTGTTTAGGTGCGAATGTATTGCGAGGTCCTAGTCAGATTCCATGGGACGGAAAGTTACAGTATGATTATCAGTTATGGATTGATAGTGATATTGTGTTTACCTCAGAGAAATTCTGGCAGTTATGCGATATGGCGATTACTGAAGAGGGCACAGAACGAGAGATTGTATCTGGGTGGTATTCTACAGAGGATGGTCGCACGACATCAGTAGCACACTGGTTAGATGAGGATGACTTCCGAAACAATGGGGGAGTTATGAATCATGAGATGGTTGATGGTATTCAAAAACGGCGTAAGCCTTTTACTGTAGATTATACAGGGTTCGGATGGGTAATGATTAAGCACGGTGTTTTTGAGAGTCCAAAGATGACATATCCATGGTTTGCGCCAAAGATGCAAGTCTTTGAATCTGGTGCGGTACAAGATATGTGTGGTGAGGATGTCTCATTTTGTTTAGATGCTATTGAGGCAGGGTTTAAGATTTGGTGTGATCCAAGGATTCGTGTTGGTCACGAAAAAATGCGGGTAATCTAAGAAGAACGTTAGAATCACTTTATACTGATAGGAGTATTTAAATTATGGCAAAGATTAGAAAGTCTCTATTGGGACAAACAATGATTGAGTCTCAACCTAAGAGGACTCGACAAGGAGCAGGAAAACATACAAAGTATGCTGCTACGAGTCGTAATGGGAAACCAAAGCGTTATCGTGGTCAAGGGCGATAATATGATAAAGAGACCTTCGGGTCTCTTTTTTTTGTCTAGATACATATGTGAAACATTAAAGTATACTATGGCTTGTTTGATTGTTAATCTACCAGCAGTAGAAGTATGGGTTCGTAAAGAATACTTAACTGATCATACTAGTGGATGGGGCGAATATGTAAAAGGTGTTTGGGTATCATGTAAAAGTATACCTGGTCGTGCATTTTATTTTGAGACTTATCTACCAGAATATGGTGCAATGTATGATAAGTTACCAATTAGTGCGTTCTTATCGGAACCAAAAAAACCCGACCCTGATATGAATCTACAGAACTTACAGTTTTGGAACTGTATGGATTATGGTGTTGTAGCGATTCAAAAACCGTTTATAGGGTCTATGGACTATGAACTGTATACAAGGGATCACGGGACCGTTAAAGGTACATACGTGTGTACTCTAGATAACTATCATCAAGACCCTGATACAGTTGATTATGCAACCAGTGAGAATCCATCAGAGCATAAGTCTCATAACCTAATAGAACTAGCAAATGGACAATATGCTTTGTATCCTAATAATAGGATGAGAATATATGATAATAGTCTTACACCAGCAGAACCAAAGAAACCTGACTTTAAAGTCTCTACTGAATATTATCAGGTTGAAAATGGTTATGATCGTATGGGACTAGGAGATCAGGAGTCATACTTCTGGAAAACACAACAAGACATTAAGAGAGGAAACAACGATGCCTGAGAATAATTTTTTAAGGGAGATTGCGAATGATGAACAGACTCCTAGACAACTTAAGAAAATTAATGAAGACGGACTTTTTGAAACAACTGATTGTTCTGACCCTGATCATCAGTGTACTTGTGGTTCTAAACCAGTAACATTAACTGAGGATTAAGCGTCTAAATAAGGTAGAATTCTTGTATTATTTTGCCAGTCCAAAGGAACAGTAAAGCATTTAAAGATTTGAGTGCGTCATTTAAAATCAATCCTCTTAAAAGAGATTTGATTGAATTGACGAATGAGAATGCTATTGCTCGTTCTATTCGTAACTTGCTTCTTACAATACCTGGTGAGAAACCATTTAATCCTGCTTTAGGATCAAATATAAGCAATCTACTCTTTGGGCAGATTGATTCACGTACAGCATCATCAATTCAAACTGAAATTGTAGATACTATTGAGTTGTTTGAACCAAGAGTGGAACTCATTGATGTCAAAGTCAAAGCAGATCCTGATAAGTATCGTTTTGATTGTAAGATACAATATATTATTGTTGGTATAGATGTACCAGCACAAGAACTCTCCGTTGCATTAGAACCCACTAGGTAAAATGCCTTTAGTAAATTTCAGCAATCTAGATTTTGAGCAGATAAAGGTTTCCATAAAGGATTACCTCCGTGCAAACTCTAACTTCACCGATTACGATTTTGAGGGGTCAAACCTCTCGACAGTTATTGATGCGTTAGCATATAACACATATATTACTTCATACAATGCCAATATGGTAACGAATGAAGTATTCATTGATAGTGCAACACTACGAGAGAATGTAGTGTCACTAGCAAGGAATATTGGTTATGTGCCTAGATCACGTACCTCATCAAGATCAGTTATTTCTTTTGAAGTTGATGTATCCACTACTACAGCATCAAGTGTAACTCTAAAGAAGGGTCTTGTTGCGATTTCATCTCAACAATTCGGTTCGCAAGATTATACGTTTTCAATTCCGAAAGACATTATAAAAACTGTTGATTCAGATGGCATAGCACGTTTTTATGATATCACAATATACGAAGGAACTTTTGTTGAGACACAGTTCCCAATAAGTTCCAGAACTCCGAATCAAAAAATTATATTACCAAATACAGGAATAGACACGTCATTAATCACTGTAGAGGTTCTAGAATCGTCTACATCGAATATTAAAACCACTTATACCCAATATAGTGGATTGATTGATATTAAGTCAGATTCTCGTGTTTACTTCTTACAAGAGATACCAAACGAAAAATATGAACTTCTATTTGGTGATGGAGTATTTGGTAAAAAGTTAGAAGAACCAAATGTCGTAAAAGTTGGATATATGATATCTGCAGGTGCTGCAGCAAATGGAATTGATTCATTCACTTTCAGTGGAGAGTTAATAGAAAATAACGGAACTCCTGTTACAACTGCTATTACAGCACTAGTTACTGATGGTTCATCTCAACTTGGTGCTCAAATAGAATCTGTGGATTCGATCAAAAGATATGCTCCACAAATTTACGCATCTCAGAACCGTGCTGTCACAGCATCAGACTACGAGGCATTGATTCCTAACATATATCCTGAAGCAGAGTCTGTATCAGCATATGGTGGAGAAGATTTAAGTCCTCCGCAATATGGAAAAGTATTTGTAAGCATTAAACCTGTCAATGGAGTCTTTTTATCTACTTGTCTAAAAGATTTTCTAATTGAAAAAATAAATCGATATAAAGTTGCTGGTATTCAAGTTCAGTTAATTGATTTAAACTATCTTTATATTGAGACCGACTCTAATGTATATTATAATACAAATAAGGTACAAAGTGGAAGTGTAGTTAAGGCAGATGTTTTGGCATCAATTACTGAATATTCATCTTCCTCTGCATTGAATAAGTTTGGAGCAAGATTTAAGTATAGTAAGTATCAAACTCTAATTGATAATAGTAACATTGCGGCGACTTCTAATATCACAAATGTTCAGATAAGAAGAGACTTAGAACCTGTAATTAATAAGTTTGGTCAATATGAGTTATGTTATGGTAATAGATTCCAAGTTAAAAACTCTTCAACAGATAAATGTGGTACAAACCTATTAGATGCTGAGAACAAAGGATTCAATGTAAGATCGTCAGGTTTTAAAATCAGTGGGATCTCTGATACATTGTATCTTGGAGACATTCCAAATATGGGATTAAAGACTGGTAAACTATTCTTCTTTAAGTTGGCATCACCAAAACAAGCAATAATTGTAAAACAAAATGTTGGTATTGTAGATTATATCCATGGTGAGATTAAGTTGAATCCAATAAAGTTTGTTTCAACGAGTATTGTTAGAAATAAAGTTCCTATTATTGAAGTATCTGCTATTCCTTATTCAAATGACGTTATTGGTCTTCAAGATTTATATCTTCAATTAGACCTCAATTATACTACGGTAAATAGTGTTGTAGATAAGATAGATTCTGGTGATGATATCTCTGGAAGTAACTACATTGTAAGTCCAAGTTATGATGGGAATACGTTAGTACGCGGCACCCCCCAACTTATAGCAGCAGAAACTTCATCCGCTTCATCCTCTTCAACCACACCTTCTTCTACTTCCAACACAAGTTCTACAATATTGGTCAATTCCAATAGAGTCGCACAATCTACTTTCAATAATACCCAATCAACTCCTGGCTACTAATAAGAAATGGCAATCGATAGAGTCAATATTCAAGATATCATCGCATCTCAGGTCCCTGCATATGTGAGAGATGATTTCCCGCTGCTTGTTGAGTTTTTAAAACAGTATTATCTTTCAGTAGAGTTTAAAAGTGGAACATACGATCTTATTACAAATATTGATAAGTATGTCAAAGTAGATGAACTTTATGCATTAGTAGATTCTACTATCCTTCAATCGGATATTAATTCAGTTGATACTTCTATCGGTGCTGATATTAATGGAAATTTCACAGAAGGATTTCCGAAAAGAAATGGATTACTTTTAATTGATGATGAAATCATTTCTTACACCCATAAGACAGACACCTCGTTTGAGGGGTGTGTACGGGGTTTCAGTGGAGTTACAAGTTACTCTGGGACAAATACCCCAGATGAACTAGTATTT